CCCATATAAAAATCCCCAACCTTTAACTAAACACAGTTATGACTGACAAAACGGATATCCCTACCCAAGAAAGTGATTCTGCGATTGAGCCAGAGGTTGTGGTTGAGACTGGTGTTGAGCAAAAAAATTTATCGCCCAAAGTTTACTCTATGCCACCTCCGAGGGAGCAGCGGCGCAAGGATTACAGCAATCAGGTGTATGTTAAGGACCCTGAGATTATGGGGGCTGTGGAGCGGTTAGCGCGGCTGGGCTTGAGTAAAAGTGCGGTGAGTATTGCCTGTAGGATTACCCCAGCGCAGTTAACGGCGCACTACCTGGAGGAGTATGGGAAGGGCCAAGCGGGGATGCAGGAGGTTGTTGCTAGGGGGTTAATGGACCAGGCCATGGCGGGAAATCCGCAGGTGTTGATGTACTTGGGTAAGTCTAAACTGGGTTGGACTGAAGCGAATGTGGTTGAGCATGTAGGGGAGATACGAGCGGTTGTTAGTGCCAAGCCGCTTAGCCGAGAAGAGTTTGAGCAGCGTTATTTGAGGAAGGATGACGATGGAGAGCTTTGATTATCATCATTTGCGGGAGGAGTACCTTGGTAAGTTAAACATTCCCAGCCCTATTTTGTATTGGTTGGACGTTCGGGAGATAGCGCCGAAACCCTTTCGGGAGGTGTTGATTACAGGTCCTACGCAGAAGCATGCGGTCGCGTATTTGGATAGCATGGACAAGTGTTGGGTGTCTGGCGAGCAGCGGATTGGGTTTAATGCTATGCCGCATTGGATGCATTTACCTAAAAGCCCGTTTTATGAAGAAGCGCAAAAGCGTTAGGTTGGCGGTGCCTGTTGATGTGTTTTACCGCTGTCCCAAGTGTAATTGGGTAGGGTATTGTGTAACGGATAGGTTTTACCTGCAGTGTGGCCAATGCAAGAGGGTATTTGGCTGGAGGGGTCGGGGTAGAACTGTGACTAAGGAGACATATGACAAGCGATACCAAGTTGGAATGGACTAGTGTTTGGGATGCCCTACCGGAGACGGATGAGGATATTATTTGGTGCAATCCGCATAGCGGGATTGTGATTGTAGCGCCGTACAATCGTTATTTTTGTGGTGAGTTAAGCGAGCAGTATTTTACGCATTGGATGGTTGTGCCTGAGATGCCGAAGGGGGAAGTATGAAAACACCTGAAGAGTTGGCAGAGGAGTTGGCAGAGGAGTTGGCAGAGGAGTTTAGTAATTTCTTTACTGATGAACCTCGCAAAACGATGGCTAAAAACAGTTGCGGGACTGGCTACGAAGCCGCACAGGAACAAGCTACTGAAAACTCTGCGAGCATTACACTTAAAGACATTCTTGGCATGACTATAGAAGAATATCTATTCAAACACAGCGAAGAGATTGCAGAAGAAGTGCTAAACAATAATCCACTACTAAAGGCTTTAAAAGATGAGCAAGACACCTGAAGAGTTGGCAGAAGAGTATTTACGATATGAGAACGAGTCTCACTATTGGGCTAAACATGCTTTTCTCGCTGGCTACCAAGCCGCAGCAACGGAATACCAAGAAAAACTAAATCAGATTAGGTTAGACCGTCCTGCGTTCAAAAAGCATGAAATAGAAAACCTTTTAAGCCAAGCTAATTCAGATGGTTTTAAGCGAGGATATGAGCAAGGTAAAATTGTTCAAAGCGAATGGATTAGCGTTAAGGATAAGCTGCCAGATAGTACGCCAATGGTATTAGCTATGTGCATTAATGGTTACGAGCTGGCTTATTATGGCAATTACGGCAAAGGACAATGGACTAATACGTTAGGCACTGAACATCTTAATGTCACCCACTGGATGCCGCTACCTGCGCCGCCGAAGGAGGAAGAATGAAAACATTTGAGCAGTTTTCGGCAGATTTTATTGCTGGCTTACAACCCGCAGCGCCGCAGTGGATTAGCGTTAAGGAGCGGCTGCCGCCACCGCAAGCAAACGTTTTATGGTGGAATGAAACAGCGGATCAAGCAGGAGTTTCTAGCTATAAATATATGTCGCATTGCAATGACACCATGATTGAGTGGGGAGACGCTGGTAATATTTCAATAAAAAACTTCACCCACTGGATGCCGCTGCCTAAGCCACCGGAAGATGCTAAGGAGTAGTTGCGGCTGGTTGTCTAGTGGTGGGCGTTTTTGCTGTTTCCTGCCCCGGTAGGCATTTGTTGAAAACTGAAGATTAACAGCGTCAAGTTTCGGACAGCCGCACAATGAAAACGCAAGCTCAATTCATTCAGGCGTTGCAAGAGTCTCAAACATACGTCAATGCGGTAGCGTCGTGGATGGCAATGCATGATTGTGATGTAGTTATTAAGCCCACCTTAATAGCTCCTAGCACAGAAGTTAGGCATGAATACATTGACAGCGGCGACATTGAGATACGCCAGCGGGTGGAAGTAAAGCATATAAGTATTGGGTTTACTTGTGCAGAGGATTTTCCCTATTCAACTATTATCGTTGATGAAGTGCATAAGGTAGATCGTATTCCAAGGGGTCAACTTTGGGGGTATGTCATAGTAAATGAGGCGGGCACGCATGTTTGTTGTCTGCGTGCGGATACCAAGGGGCGATGGACCATTCAACGTAGGCATGACAAGAAAGAAGGAGCAGAACGCGCATTTTATGTGTGCCCGGTAGCAATTGGGATGTTTTGTGCTTTGCCTGCAAAAGTAATCAATGAGCATTGATGAGCGGGTTATCTGGAGTCCTCAGCCAGGCCCACAGGAGATGCTGGTTAATTGCCCTATTACTCTCATCGGCTACGGCGGGGCCAGAGGCGGGGGCAAAACCGATGGGGTGTTAGGTAAGATTGCCGTGGACCAGGAGAGGTACGGCGAGAACTTTAACGCTATTTTCTTCCGTAAAGAACTACCTCAAGCCGATGACTTAATAGAACGAGCCAAGCAGATTTACCTTCCGCTTAGGGCGCACTGGCAGGACCAAAAGAAGCAGTTTACGTTTCCCAATGGGGCGCGGTTACGGTTTAGACCGCTAGGCGATGATGGGGATGCCGAGAAGTACCAAGGGCAAAACCTAAGCATGGCTTGTGTGGAGGAAGCTGGAAACTTTGCGGATCCAAGTCCTATTTATAAGCTCTTTGGAGCTTTGCGCGGTAAGGGTAATCCACAGGTCATTCTTACGTTCAATCCTGGCGGTGTAGGGCATCACTGGCTAAAGGAGTTGTTCATTAGACCAGCCCCAGCGGGTAAGAAGGTTTTGACCAAGACCTTACCCAACAATGATGCGTTTCAGTACATCTACATCCCCTCAAAAATAGCTGACAATCAAATACTGTTGGCGCAGGATCCCGGTTATGTCAGCCGGCTACATATGGTGGGTAGTCCTGAGCTAGTCCGGGCATGGTTGGAGGGGGATTGGGAGATACATGAAGGGTCTTACTTTCCAGAGTTTAGTAGCCGCCATATCGTCCCTGCTTTTAATATCCCTAAGCATTGGCCTCGTTATCTCGGTTATGATTGGGGCTACCGTAGTCCTTTTGCCGCTGTGTGGGGGGCTGTTAGTAGCGGACGCGATGACAAAGGCAATGAGGTCCCTTACCCAAAAGGGGCTATGGTCATCTACCGGGAGATGCACGGTAAGGGAGTTGATAACGTTACCCAAGCCACCCGAATTGCAGCCGCTTCAATTGGTGAAACCGTCCACGCCGCAGCCGATCCAAGCATTTTCAATACCCAAGGAGGACCAAGCATAGCTGACCAATTTCATGCTGTGTTTGCAAAATACAAGCACCCTAGCTTTAGACATGCCGACAATGACAGGCAGTCCGGGTGGTCCCAGATCAGACAACGGTTGGTTGCAAAGCCAGCCTTGCTGTATATTACGACTCAGTGTCCCTATCTGCTTGAAACTTTACCGGCACTAGCAATTGATAAGCGGCATCCAGAGGATGCGGATTCTACAGGGGAGGATCATGCTTGTGATGCTTTACGGTATTTGTGCAAGGAACGGCTGATTGACAGCAGTTGGGAACAACCCGCTGAGATTATGAACAAGGGCATAGTAAAGTTGCAGGCATACATTGCCCAAGTTAGGGCCGAACAGACCAGAGCAAAAATATGAAAATAAAGCCATTAGTAGAACGATTTAGCGGCGCATACTGGAAGAGTGAGATCGGAAAGGCAGAGGAGCGCAGCAAGAAATTTGTTGAAATGGCGGAAGAGTCTATTCGTGTTTACAACGCGCAAAAGCAGGTTGGAATCCTAAATGATACTGAACGACGACTTAACAGTTGGTGGTATTGTGTTAATACTCTTTTGCCTGCTTACTATTCGTCCACCCCGAAAGCGGAAGTAGACCTTCGCAAGCGTGCTGGTGGAGTTATTGAGGAAATTAGTGCAGTCCTGCTTGAGCGAAACATTCAGTACAGTATGG